CTTCGTCAAGCCCCACGAAAAGCCGAAGGGCTGGCTGAAGAGCGACAACAAGGTCGTCGGCTCCAACGGCCGGATGATGTTCGATCCGAAGCGGCCGGCGCCGGTTGTGGCTACAGGCGCCCTCGGCACCGCTGACCTGCTTCTTGCGGCCTTCAAGGACGACGAGTATGTCTGCATCACCAACGAGGCCGGCCAGTCCGAAGACGGCCGCTACTACCCGGCGTCGAAGGGGTCGTTCCTGACTCGCGCTGAATGGATCACCCGGTTCTTCGGCCCGGACGCCAAGAACAAGAAGCACTACGAGCGCTCCGAACAGGGTGCGTGGGTTCGCATCAATCCCTTCATCAAGGATGACTTCAGCGGCTCCGACAGCGGCGTGTCGGCCTATCGTCACATCCTCGTCGAGTTTGACGCCAAGAGCCGCGACGAGCAGGTGGCCATCTTCCACCAGTCCAACCTACCCATCACGGCGCTCATCGAATCGGGCGGGAAATCCGTCCACGCTTGGGTGCGGGTCGATGCAACCGACAAGGCCCAATGGGAGGAGCGTCGCAACGCCATCTACGAGTTTCTGGCAGACCACGATCCAGACCCCCAGAATAAAAACCCATCCCGCTGGTCTCGTCTAGGCGGGGTGATGCGCGGCGAGAAGGAGCAGAAGGTCGTCGCGCTCAACGTCGGCGCGGAGGACTGGGATTCGTGGGTCATCTGGAAGGAAGGCCACGACCTCCCCGACGAGCTCCGTACGGATTTCCTTGAGACCTACAACACTCAGGAAGACCCCAACCACGTCATCGGCCACGGACGCTGGCTGTGCCGTGGCGGCTCCCTGCTCATCACCGGGCAGTCGGGTATCGGCAAGTCGTCCTTCACGATGCAGACCGCCTGTTCGTGGGCGCTAGGTCGGGAGTTGTTCGGCATCCCGGTCAAGAAGGCGCTCCGCGTCGGCGTAGTCCAGGCTGAGTGCGACGTCGGCGACCTTGCCGAAGCCTACCAAGGGGTGACGTCGTCGATGTCCCTATCCGCCGCCGACCGGCAGGTCTTGCGTGACAACCTGATCTTCTACACCGAGACCTCCAAGACTGGGAGGGACTTCGCTGACCTCGTCCGCAAGATTGTCGTGCGCCAGAGGCTGGACGTCATCTTCTGCGACCCCCTGCTGTCCTACGTCGGTGGCGACCTATCCAAGCAGGAGGTGGCCAGCCACTTCCTACGCAACTGCATCCAGCCGATCCTGAAGGACACCGGGTGCATTATCGTCTTCATCCACCACGAAGGTAAGCCGAAGCCCAAGGAGGTCACGGATGGCCAGACCATCAGCGATATGGCCTACAGCGGCCTAGGGAGTTCCGAACTCACGAACTGGGCGCGCGCCATCATCAGCGTCCGCCGTGAGTCCAAGGATTACCCAATCTTCTCCTTCAACCTGACCAAGCGCGGCAAGTTGGCTGGGATGCGGATGCCGGACGGCAAGCCGACCCTGTCCATCAAGCTGCGCCACGCGGAGGGCAAGGTGCTGTGGGAGGTCGTGCCGGCGACCGCTAAGTTTGAACTCCTCAAGGTCGGCCAGCAGTACGCCCACTTCTCGTCCAAGCCATCAACGGCTAGGGGGGCGCTCATCAAGGAACTGGAGAAGGACTACAGCCTGGATCGCCTACAGGCCGAAGCCGTCCTGAAGGCTATGGTCACCAATGGCATCCTAACCCCGAAAAAGGTGGGTGCGGCGCTGTTTTACGAGGGTACGCACCTAGAAGACTGACGTAAAGGTGCCTAGGAGGCGTTTTGATGAGGTGGTCTATACCTACCCATTCACCCTTTTAGCCAAAACTCGCCATCCAAGGGCTAACCCCATCATCAGCGATGCCACGACAAGGGCATAGGCGATGTCTGCGGACATTTTGAGGGCGGCGGTGGCCGACGACAGTTGGCGCTCCAGGTTGGCGTCGTCCGACTTGACCCCGGCGTCAGTTATCAAAAGGGCCATTGTCTGTGAGTTTTGGAAACTCTCAAGGACGCCCTGGACAACCCAAGCCGTGTAGAGGGCGCAGACGCACGACACCGCTAGGATGATGCCGACGGCGATCAGTAGGTTGTCGTCACTTCTTTCGCTTGGCTTTGCCACGGATGCCTTTCTTGACCTTGGACACCTCGGCCTCGCCGCGAGCCTTGATGTACTTGAGGAGGTAGTCTAGGACTTCTGGGGCGGCGTACCCAGAAGCACCGACGGCGGCGAATCGAAGGGGGACGGACTGGATGTGTTCTGTCACAGCCCATCCGACAAAGGCGGCGGTGATGGCGGCGGCGGCGACCCGGCGAACAACCCAGCCCAACGAGACCGGCTCCGTGGAAAGCAAAAGCCGAGCTGCCATCGCCGCAGATCCAAGGGCGCCGGCAATGATGCCGTCCTTGGCTACAGCCTGGACATCATCACTCGACGGTGTCGGGGCAGGGGGCGACATTGGGTTTGCGGAAGAAGTGGACGTAGGCCACCACGATGCCGATGAGGACGATGCCGCCGATGGATGGGATGAACCAGTCGGTGCCGAACAGGTAAGGGACGGCCCCGACGAACACCCCGGTGGCCAGTAGGCCAGCCCCAGCCATATACCGACCGAAGGCCATAGCCAGACCGCCGATGACCATAAGGCCGATGGCGGCTAGGGTGTACAGGTTCTTGCGGGCGTCGGATTCGACTTGGAGAATCTTGGCATCTAGTTCCTTGATCTTGGCGTCCTTGAGCGCTGAAACCCGGGCGGCTTCCTTCTGGTCGGCTTCCATCTTCATCCAGGCGGCGTTGATGCGATCCTGCAACCGCTTGCCGTATTCCTCTGCGGCCTTGTAGTCGGCCGGGTCTGCCTTGGCAGCTCGGATGCGGGCGAAGGCTAGGTCGCCCTCACCGGGCTTCGGAAGGTAGGACAGGGCGACGCCGGTCTCGGCGCGGACGACCGTTGGCTTGTCGGCGTTCTCGCGAGCGACGGTCACGGCGGCGGAGACCCGCCCATCAGACTTATCCAGGTCATTCCCAACCTTATTCACAATCCCGCCGTCCGTAGGGGCGTCGGGTTGCTTGGGCAGTTCAGATGCCGTCTCGCACCCGGTAAGGGCCAGCAGGGCGATTACCAAAATACGATGCATCGTAAAATGGTCACTTGCCCTTGAGAGCGTCGAGCAACTTGCGGGTCTCGGACTCCTTGGTCTGGATCTTGGCGGCGTTGTTGCGGTAAAAAAGAAAACCGCAGACGAAGCCCCCCAGTAGGGAGAGAGCGATGGCGATGAGGTAGAGCATTAGGCGTAAATCCAGTTATTGGAACCAATCTTGACGAGGTTCACAACATTGGAACCAAGGCTACCACCAGTACCGGAGTTGATGGAAACACCAGACTCACCATTGATGCCATTGTAGGTATCGTTTGTGACGATAAGGATGACAGTCCCGATTGGGAAGTCATAGGTGGAGTCCAGAGGAACCGTGATAGCAGGGGAATAAGTCCCTCCGTAAATGCTGACGATGTTGTTCGTATCACCAGCGGTCAGCGTGTACGGATATGAACTAGGCGTATTTACGGTCTTGCCCGGGACGCTGGTCAGGAAACTAGAAGGATTGCCAGTCAGCGGGTAGTAGTTGCTGGAAAGGTAGGTCGTGAGGTCGGTCTGCGCGGTGACATCCCCGGTGATGGCACCCCAAGTAGCAGAGCCAGCAACAATAGCCTCCCAAGCACCATCCTTGCGGCCGTAGGTCGTGCCGTCGCTCGGAGCGTCGGAAAGTTTAGCCGCCAACAGGGTGTCGAGCGTAGCCTTGGAGTAGAGATCAATAGCCATAGTGTTAGTAAATGATGAGTGCTTCCCAAGCGCCGTTCAAGCGGACATAGGGAATGTTGTCGATGGGTGCTTCGGGAACATCCCCAGCAGGGCCTTGTGGGCCTTGTGGGCCAGTCTCGCCTTGGATACCCTGTTCGCCCTGGATGCCTTGCTGGCCTTGCGGGCCTTGCTCGCCTTGGTGGCCTTGGATACCCTGTTCGCCCTGCGGGCCGGTATTACCAGTATCACCCTTG